CTGCGTCTGATTTACCAACTTCTTCCATGTTCTCTGCAAAAGTTGCGTCTGCAGCTTTCAAAGATTCCATGATAGATTCTACTTCACCAAACTCTGCGACAAGAGATTTAGCAACGTCTGTTGCAAAGTGTGGTAGTGCTTCTGCAGCACGTTTTGTTAGTTCTGCATCAGCTTTAGCAAACTCTGCTTCTTCTAGTGCTTTTAGAATAACAGCAGGTACGTCTGCTTTGTTGATTTGTTCACCTTCATACTCAATGTACTCTGGCTCAACTTTCTTTTCGATTGTATCAGCTTTAATAACAAAGCCGTTTTCGATAAGAGCTTTACGCAAATCTTCGTTGTGAATTTTGAGAGCATCGTTCTCAGCTTTAAGAAGATCAAGCTCATCTACAACTTCTTCAGACTTTTTCATGTCCATGTTGTACATTTTCATTGCTTCATCTTCTGTCATGCCTTTGTCCATGTAAGGCTTTAGTTTTGCCTTTAGGTCGTCTGACATTTTTTCTACATTATCTGTCATTTGTTCCTCTTCGGAGTTATCACGCTTGAACAGGGAAACCATAGCCTGTGCATTGGCAGGACGATCAACCAATGACAGTTCGTCCAGTTCAAGCTGTTTCAAAAGGTTAGCCATTAAACTCTTCCTTTATTGCTTTACCGCCAATGCTGAAGGCGGCTAGTTCACCAGATTTGACCTTTGCCCAAACGTCATCGTTATAGACTTTGAAAGCAACAATCCAGCCCTCACGGTCACTCTGTATGCCAAGGGATTCTCCAATCTCTTTAGTGATCGGCATGGAGTGAATAACTGCTCCAATTTGATCCCCTTTATGCATCTCTTTACCGACACGTACATGTTCCATAAACTTGTTTACAGCACGAACCAAAGTCTCTGGTTCAATAACATCACCCTGACGGTCTACTACAGGTTCACCTTTCTCTGTTACGACAGAAGCCCAGCCGTATACCATACGTTGTTCTTCGTCAGCTTTGAGAATAGTACCCTCTATTGATTTAGTTAATTCTGACACGGTAGTATCACTTTCCCACATGCGGCAAGACCAGTAACGAGCAGAGGTCTTGTCTGTTGCAGTATCACACGAATGGCGGGAACGGAAATTAGAACGAGCTTTCGGGTCGTCACGACGAATTTCCATATTAGGATCACCGAATGTAACTCGTTTTACTTTGTCGCCATCCATAACGAAAACTTCAAACTTCTTGTTACCTTCTGTCAGGCGACGAGGCTTGTTTAAAGTTACTTTTTCGCCTTGGTACTCAGCCTTGGCAAATTCTTCTTTCATAATCTCTTGTACAATGACCCTGAGAGCCTCTAAGCGATCCACTGAGTGGTCTTCTTCACGTTCTGGGTAGTCTACCCCCATAAGCTCTTCATTCTGCTCTGCCTTGTCCTCATAGTAGTCTAGATATTCTTGGTGACTACCGCATGGCATATAGATGGCTTGACCATTGTACTCATGTACATGAATAGCACCACCACAACCCATATCCATAGAACGGCTACGTGCTTCCATTTCTGTGGTGAATACATCGTTTGCGTATTGTGCTTTTAACATCTTATCTTTCTTCGGTAGAAGGTCTTTATCGTGAGTGGCAGATTTAGCCCCACGCATAATACGTAAGAAACTATTTACTCTTGCGTGTGCCCACTGTTCTTTAGAGGATACATTAGGACGTACTGATGTAGGGTTCGTCTTATATGCACCAACACCACGATCATAAACTGTCTTAAGTTTAGCTGCAGTCACACGACCATGCTTCTTGCCATACTTCTCGTTAAACTCTGTAGCTTTCTGTCGTAGGCTGTCCATAAGACCCTTCTCTACGTCAAGTTTACCTACAGCAGACCATGCAGCTTGAAATGCACGTTGTTCGTTCTTTGTGTCGTCATAGACAGAGTTAAAGACACGACGAAATTGTGTATGCTTTTCCTCTGGTACAGTTTGACGTACAGCTTTAGGTAGGTCTGAATTACGTGAGTATGGCATTAGTTAAGAACCTTTGCTAAGTAGCCTTTGAATATACCGAAGACTACGGCATTATTTGTTTCTGTTTCACAACGAACACGTATGTCTGCGTTCTTAGGTACAAGGATAGCAGGATCAAGGTTAATATCTGCTGCACCACCTGTAGAAGAAGATGTAAAGCAACCTTTGGGTAAGAATACTTTACCTTTATCCCTAATTTCCACATAAAAGTCTACAGCAGCGGCTTGTTTTGCGCTAACAGCACCATAGAAACCTGTAACAAGATAATAGTCATCTTTACTGAATGTTGTAGCCGCCTTAAAGGACTGTTGAAAACCTAGAGGGATGTCAATATGTATCTTAGTTTCGTCTGTTGGTATACCACCAACTACTGTAGCATTCTCATATACTACAACACGACCAGCAAGCTCTGTGCTATCGCTATTGTAAGCTCTAGAGACACGAGCAACATCTGTATCTAATGCAACAGCATTTTGACCGTCTAAAGTTGCAGTCTGAACCACGAAGGTAAATTCACCATCAGCATTTACTGTGTGACCTTCAATGGTAATTTGTTGTGTATCAGAGGCGGAAGACGAAGAAATGTAAGAGATGCTGTTACTAGAAACATATGTTTCATCTCCACCCACTGTCCATACAGTCTCTAAACCTGCTGTACCTAACTCTGCAGAACGACCAAACTTGATAAGAGATTTAGCTTTACGGTCAATAGATACTCTGTCACCATAAGTAGCTTCAATCTCACGTTCAGCTTGAACCAATCGTCCATCAGGGACTTCATATGCTCTTCTAGGCCAACCACCGAACATTTGCTCTATTTCCTTAGTTTCTTGTTGAATGATCTGGTTTGGATCAATCGGTTCTCCCAAGTCTGGGAAAGGTGTTAAAATATCTTCAGGGTTTAAGGTAGAAGTCTCGACAAGACTTGTTGTATTAACCTCTGGTGTACCTGTTAGTATCTCTGAGGCTGTAAGCTCTATAGTACTAACTATAGTTGCAGTTACTGAAGGAACTTCGGGTGATGCAGTAACGACAGAGCTTGGAGAAAGTTGGTGATCTTGACTTAAAGTTGTCTCAGTGACTTCTGGCTGATCTGTAACTATACTTGTAGCTATTAGATCGTGTAGCTGAGTGAGGCTTGTTGTATTAACCTCTGGTGTACCTACGAGTAAATTAGGTGCAGAGAAAGTTTCAGCTTCTGCCATCGTTGCATCAGGTACAACAGGAGAACCTGTAACGACTGCTGATGCGGTGAGATTGTAGTCCTCTGCTAAATCTGCAGTGTTTAGTAAGGGTAGTCCAGTTAAAATGTTACTTGCTGTAACAGGATAATTTATCGTCAGACTTGCAGTCTGTATTTCTGGACTACTAGCAGTGAACCCTTGTGCAGATAAACTGTGGGCTTGAGTAAGCTCTACACCTAAATATGTGATAGGCTCAAAGAAGTAATCGTACCAATCATCAATTTGACTATTATCAAACTGAAGGGGTAGGGTAGCTAATACAGGTGTACCAGAAGTTAAGTCTTCACTTGTATCTAAATCATGATCTACAAGTGTTATATCAGGTACAACAGGATTACCTGTAAGAATGTCGTCTACAGCATATGCACTAACAACAACACCATCATCACCTAGTGGAGCAGAACCTAGTGGGCTGAAGCCTACCATGATTTAACTCCTTAAGGTTTAGTAGGCCAAGTTATCTCAAACGGAAAGCCTTCTTGCTGTGGAACATTTCTTAGAGCCACTCTATAGTCAGATTGCTCTTGTGACATTGTGTGATCTGAGCCAGCCCACCAATCAGTTTCTTTAAGTAAGCGATCTCTTTCCCAACGTACGTCCATCGCTTCTATTCTTTCAAGTTCGGCAGGATCAATGTACTTGGCTTCGGCTTCTGTCTGTTCTACTTCTTCTTCAGCCATGTTAATCCCTCACACCGTAAAGATTCCACTTGCCAGTATCTAAGTTGCCTGTGCTGGCGTATAAATAAAAACCCTGAATTTCAGTTGATGTTGCTGAATACTTAGAAAAGGCTTGGTGAGTTATTGGTGCGCCACTACTATTTATGTATCCACCAACAGAATGGATTTGCTGGTGCTGCGTAACGCCATATTCATCTATGTCTGTCATAAATGTAATACTGCCAGACCAGCCACTTTCATAAGTGCCACCACCGACATTTGTGTATCTACTCAAATAGTGAACGCTTGTCGTTGTAGCGACAGCATAGTCTGTTGAGCCAGATGTTTCTATATACTGACCAACGTAAATAGAGCTAGAAGATGTTAAGTTAGTACTAAAACTGTTGTAAGGGTATCTTATCCTTAAATAAATTCTGGCATCCGAAACAGGCGTAAGGCGATCTAATAGAAGCTCATATTTTGAGTAATTCTTTAATGAACTGCTAGTGTACGCACCAGTTGTTCCTAATTTCCAGTCATAAGAAAGTGAAGATTGATTGCTCACAGTGCCTGACGCTATCAACTGCCTACTAGCAACCTCATGGTGCGAGGTTGTGGCGTAAACCACTGCATCACCGCTTAGATCAATAGCAGAACCACCAGAACTACTGTCATCTACGTGTGTGCTGCTGCGAGTTAATGTACCGCTAGTAATATTAACGTACCCAGTGCCTACCTCCCAGTTGCCGTTGGCATCCTCTATGGTGTATTTTATGTAATCACCATCTGCCAACCCAGCATCAGAAAAACTCTGGTATCCAGAAACAGCACTGCCAAATGTAATTGTGCTTGTGCCAGTTGTGGCAGTCGTCATCTTAGCACGTAAGGGGTAGACTATTTGCGTCATTGTTTACCTATGCAGGATCAGGAATGCCGATAGTAAACGAACCTAGAGAGAAGGTGTTACCAGAAGTTACTGATTGTGATGCACTAAGAGAGCCTGTAGCATATAGGTTAGCAGAGCCATCTGTAATAGCATAGAATGCAGCAGTGCCTGTTCCTGTTACACTTGCGTCAGATACAGAAGCTACAGTGACTTCACGACCACCACCAGTACGATCTGCAGGTGATCCAATAGACAATGCAGAATCATTACCTAGAGTGTAAGTAGAGGTTGCCTCTGTGTAACTTGTCGGTTCTGTTGTGCAGATGTCAATACGTGTGCCGTTTGATGTTAGTGTTGACAATCCATTGTCAAATACGGCATTTGCTAATGTTGCCATGATTAACTCTCTTCTGTTGTAGTTGTTTCTTGTTGTGGTGCGCCTACAACATTATTATCTGGGCCATCATAATAATCAGCTAAAGCACGTTCACGCTGTTGTGCAAGTCCACGGCTTTCTGCATATAGTTCAGGATCAAGGGTAGGTAACTCTGCGTTAGCCAACAAAGAGTTAACAATGTCAGGCTGGTCTGCCAAGTTGATGTCTGCACCGTTAAGATTGCGTAGGTAGCTACCAAGTTCACGTAGGTCGTGTGGAGCAACGTCACCTGCAATAATGCGAGGCATGTTGTCGTAGTTCAGACCGTTCAACTCCCAAAGCCGTTCAACAAGCTGTTTATTTAAGACATCGACGATAGCTTGGATGTAGCTTTCTAAAGCACGGAGGAACAGGTCTGTCTTAGACTTGGATAGGGCATAAGAGCCAGTGTTGCCACCACCAAGCATAAGAAACTCTGAAAGGACTGAACGAGCAATGTCATGTTGGTAACGACGAACAATAGGATCAATGTCTATGTTACGTTTACCATTTGATGACATAAGCTCTACATCTACGAGCCGATGGGAGGTAGGACTTCCGTCTTTATCGGGGTAGGTGTCTGAGGGCAGGACAATATATCCTTGCTCGTTAAACTTAACATCTCGTAGTATCTGCTGCAGGTTTCCGACAAATTGGGCCTGTGCGGAAGTAGCGTCAGGGCTAAGATACTCAGCAGGAATACGAGCAACAGGAATACCCGCAAGCTCACGTTCAACTGCGATAGCTTCGATGCTCTGCAGGTTGTTGAGGTACTCGTAAGAAGTATACGCATTACGTAGTATAGAACGACCAGAAGGGTCATTGTTAATAGCTGTAGTCCGATAATATAGAGACTTACGAGTAGGAATGTAGTTAGTATTGTTAAACCCCGAACCTTCTTGGTTGATACCTAAGACATCACCAGACTTCTTGTCTATGTCAAATGTCGAAATAGTCCAAGGCGCACGAGAGGCAATCTTACGAACACCAATACGACCATCACTATACTTTGACTTACCTTTGGGAGATCGGCTGTTTGGGCCATTACGCCTCTTGTACACCACCTCAAACCAAGAGAAGCCATACGACAAAAAGGCTAGAGCTTCAGCAATGTGGTCATCTAACGTATGATCCATGTCCTCTAGGACAGATTCTACAAAGTCAGCCTCTGATTGAGCTTCTTCGCTTTCATTGGCAGCTTGTACTTTCAGGTCAACATCACGGAGAATTTGCTCGACAGCATACATAACAGCACCGATAGTACTATCATTGTCACGCATCTCACGATACTTACGTATAGCACGTTTGCCACGTAACTCAGGTAGGAACTCGTCTGCACGAATATTACCGTTCTGTGTGTTTTCTCCTGCAATCCCCAAAATCTGGGTTGCTTCAGTTTCTGAAAGTTTCTTTGCCATTTTATTACATTAAACCTTTGGCACTGGAGTACGCTAGTTTTAGTTGTGGTTTTGCGTATCCGTTAAGTGAGAGGTCGGTTAAAGCCCAAACTAAAGCATCAAGACGGTCTGGTGAGCCTATCGACCCTAAAGGTTCCCACTGTA